AGCAAATCCGAAATGACGCAATTGATTAAGCGCGGAGCATTCGCCTAAATGGACTTCATTCTGCCGCCCGATTTGCGGTTGGCGAAAGCCACGATCTCGCTTGATGCGAATACCGCGCCGTTTTCATCCCCGACGGTGGGGTCGACCCGGACCGCCGAACGCTTGGGCGACCGCTTACGCGTCAATTTTGATTTCACCGCGCATCGGGACGATACGGCCACCGCTCGCCAGCGCGGGCGCATGCAGGCGTTTCTGTCGAAGCTTCGCGGACAGGCCTCGCGGGTGTGGATGTCGCCGCCCGGCGCAAAGCTGCGGGGCTCGTTTCCGACCTCCGAACTCATTGGCAACAATACGTTCGCGGCAGGCACGTCAGGATGGACGAATTTTACCAGCGGCGGCGTCTTGTCCGTTTCCGATCGAACGGGGCGCGTGACCATCGTCGACGCCAATCAGAACTTCATGGGGGTGACGGTCTTCCCGACCAGCGGGCAGTACGCCCCGGTTGTTTGTCGTGCGCTCGCCAACGTTGGGCGCTGCTATACCGGCACACAGGGCATTTTTTTACAGAATCAAGACGCGACGAACGGAAACGCAGCCGCCGTCGCGCCAACGTCTGCCGGTTTGCTCAGCGCCGTGAATGCCGGTTATAGCGCGGCGACGAAATTTATTCTCTATGTCACTGTCCCCGCGGCGGCCAGTTGGATTGCCGGCGACTATTTCGATATTTCCTACACGTCGGCTTCACAGTGCGCGCTGGTTGATAATGCGCAGAATTTGCTACTGAACTCCGATACGCCCGGCACCGGAACGGGCTGGTCGGTCGCAGCGGCCACCGCGGCAAGCAATTCATCGGGCTCCCCGGACAGCACGGTTTCCGCCTACAACCTGTCGGAAACCACGGCGAACACCAATCATTACGTCTTCCAGGCCGCAGCCGTTACGGCGGCTGTGCAGGATTGCAGCTTTTCGGTGTTCCTTGTCGCCATCAATCGCAATTGGGCATGGATGTACATGCGCGAGGCAAGCGGCAGCACGGATGCCATTGCCTATTTCAACATCAGCACCGGCGCGGTAGGTGTTACGTCGGCCGGCACCAACTGGACCAACGTCAGGGCGACCATACAGCCCTATGGCAGCAACTGGTATAAGGCCACGATTACGGCACGCAAGACAAATGGCGCCACGTCGATCACGTGTTACCTCGGTTCTGCGACCGCCAATGGCACCAATGTGTTTGCGGGCGTCACGACGCCGGTCGCGATGTTGACTTGGCGCGCCGCCTTCGCGGCGGTCAGTTCGCCATTCCAGGGCGCTAAGACCACATCAGCTGCCGTGGCGCCCGTCGCTCAAACCGGCGCCGGCCTCAACTTACGAGGCCTTCCGGTCAGCACGTCCGGGCTTCTTCTGCCGGGAGACTGGGTGGAAAGCAACGGGCAACTGAATCAAGTGACCAACTCTCTCGACAGCGATGCGAGCGGCACCGGCTACGTGCAGCTCGCGCGGCCGTTCCGAAACTCACCGGCCGACGGCGCCGCGTTCATCGTCAACAATCCGCTCGGCAAATTCATGGTGAACGCCAACACGACCGCCTGGAACGAGCAGCCCGGCGGCCTCTCCGACGCCACCCTCGAATTCGTCGAAGACATCGCGTTCTAGCCCATGAGTCGCTTCGTCAACTCCACCGCGCAGACCGCGGCGGATCAGCCCCATGTCCTCTACGCGACCTTGGTGCAATTGGATTTCGCGAGCGCGCCGTTTCGCGTGTTCAACGGCACCGGGACCTTGGTTTTCAATGGCAACACCTATCAAGGCGCCGGCCAGTACGGGTCGATCAACGCGGTAGGTGAGTCGACCGACTTGAAGCCGTCTAATCCCGTGATATTCCAAATTTCCGGATTGCCCGATGGCGCATCGGCGGCACTCGCGGCGGTCGCGACCAACCGCGCCGACTACTACGGCCGCTCGGCGCGCATCGATATCGTCCTGTTCGATGCCAATCGAAAGATCCTGACGCCGATCGAGAACTCGGTGTGGGAGGGGCGCATGGACACGATCACGGTCATCCGCTCGACCAACACCATTCAGTTGACCGCCGAGGATCGTATGGTGATTTGGGATAAGTCGATCGGGTTTCTGTACTCGACCGAGTGGCAGACGCTCATCTATCCGGGCGATACCTTTTTCGATCAAGTGCCGTTCCTCGCCAACCGCCAGATCAGTTGGGGTGGGACTAATACGCCAGGCCCCTCGGTGCCGCCCGGAACGCCCGGCGGCGGCAGCCCCATTTACAGACGATGACACGCCTCGACGACTGGCAGGACCGCTTCTTCGCCTACCTCGAGGCCACGCGCTTGCTGCCCTTTGCGTGGGGGTCGAAGGATTGCTGCCTATTCGCCGCCGGTGCGGTCGATGCCATGTGTGGGACCACATTCGTCGCGGAGATCTCGGCCAACTACACCGATGAGGAGTCGGCGTACGCTTATCTCGCGACCTTCGATTCCTTGGAGGCCGCCGCCACGCAATGGGCGGGCGCGCCATCGCTCGCGCCCAACTTTGCCGGGCCGGGCGATGTGGTGCTGTTGATCGGGGGCAATGGCCCGACCATCGGAGTGTGCCTGGGGACTGGTTGTGCAGAGGCGGGGGACTTAAGTGGGTCCCAGTACCAAAGCCGCGATTCGATCCTCTGCTGCTGGAAGATCTGACGTGCCAACGTACATTGCTGCACAGATCATCGCGTACTTCGCGATTACGGCGGCCGTTGCCGTCGTGGCGGTGGAAGTCGTCACCTACCTCGTTTTTGCCTACGCCCTCAACAAACTCGAAAGCGCGCTGGTCGGACGTCCCTCGCAGAACCAGCAACCGGTGCCGCAGACCTTCATGGCGCGCGGCTCGGTGTACCCGGGTTCGATCATTTACGGCGGCACGCGCACCTCCGGCGTCGTCGTGTTCGAATGGACATCGGGCACGAGCAACCAATATCTCTGGTATGTGGTTGCCATGGCAAGGCATCAGCTGAATGCCATGACGGATGTCTATTTCGAAAACGATGTGATCGCGACGGCCAACATCAACGCCGGCACGGGACAAGTCACCGGCGGCAAGTATGCGAACCGGGCGTACATCTGGCGATATCTCGGAACCGATGCGCAGACGGTCCAGGCCGACCTCGACGCCGCGTTCGTGATATGGGACACCAACCACCGCGGGCGCGGTGTCGCCTACCTGGTCTTGCGCCTCGAGCGGGATACCACTGTCTATGCCGCCGGCGGCCCGCAGAACTTCTATGCCATCATCCAAGGGCGCCGGCTCTACGATCCGCGCTTGGACAGCACCAATGGCGGCTCCGGCTCCCAGCGCTATACGGATGCGACCACCTGGACGTATTCGAGCAACCCCGCACTCGCCGCGGCCGACTACATTACCGGCGGATCCTTGGTCTATGACGTCGCGACGCCAGTCACCTACATGGGGATGCGCGAGTCGCCGACCCGGATCGACTGGGCGCTGGTGTCGAACGCCGCGAACATTTGCGATCAGACGCCCGCCATCCCGGGGTCGACGACCCAGCCACGCTATGTCGTTGCGGGGGTTCTCTCGTGCAATGACTCGCACGCTACCAACCTAGGAAAAATCACCGCTGCGATGGCCGGCCAGGTCATCTACCGCGGCGGCAAGTATCGGATTTACGCCGGTGCCTATGACGCACCGTCGCTCACGTTCACCGACAGCGATCTCGTCGGCAACGGCTACGAGATTTTGAGCCCCGGGCGCGCGAACCTCTATAACGCGGTGTCGCCGATCTACGTCGATCCGGTGCGCAATTGGCAGCAAGTGAACTCGGCGATCAATGCGAGCTCCACCTACGCCACGGCCGACACCGAGCAGATCATCAAGTCGATCGACCTGACCTTGGTCGACGATGAGTACCGCGCGCAGCGCATTGGCGCGCTCATCATGGCGCAGTCCCGCAACCTGCTCGCGGTCACGCTGTACTTAGGGATCAACGGCTTCAAGCTCTCCTCCTGGGACACGTTTTATCTCACGCTCATCGAACCGGGATGGGTCAACAAAGTATTCCGCGTGGCGAACTGGCAGTTCAACCCGGATCAGCCGGGCGTCATCATCACGGCGCGGGAAGAGGCTTCGGCGGCCTACACCGATCCCATCGCGGCGAGCTATGCCGCGCCCGGTGCCGCCACCGCCGGCGCCAATACGATCGATACGCCCTCGACCCCGTCGGCACTCACGGCCTCACCGCTTGCCGATGCCGTCAATTTCAGCTGGACGCCGTCAGCCTACTTTCAGGCGGGAGCGACCTATCAGATCTGGCAATACACCTCCGCCTCGCCGTTCTCATCCGCCACCAAGATCTGGGAGGGCGCGAGCACGCACTACACGCTCGCGATCACGGCGTCGGCGAACCCGACGCTCTATTACTGGATCGTGGCGGTCTATCGCGGCAATGCATCACCGCCGTCGCCGGCGGCCACCGCGGGGTGCCCGGCGAAGGCGCTGTCGGTGACCACGGGATTTCGCGCGAGCTGCCCGGCGTCGATGTACAAATATGGCAGCGCGGCGAATCAAACGACAAACCCCGTTACGGTCTCGGTGACCGGCGGGACATCACCCTTCACCTATGCCTGGACCTACGCGAGCGGCGATGCGTCGATCACCTGCTCGAGCTCGACCTCGAGCGCGCCCATCTTCACCAAGACCGGCATGGCGAGCCCGACGTCTGGCTATAACGCGACATGGCAATGCGTCGTGACGGATGCCGCGGCGCTCACCGCAAGCTGCACCTGCACCGTCGATATTAATCGCGATACCAGCAGCGGCCAATAAAGGGGAATTTCATGCATGGCACCTATCTTCACAACGGATTCTTGGTCTTCGCGTTCGTGTTTTTCCTGTTCGACGGGCTGCGAGTGCAGTCGACCCGGGTCAGTTGGACCCCGTTGGGCTTTGCCTGCGTGGTGGGGGCCTTCGTGTTCCCGTTCTTTGTCTAGGAGAACTCTATGAGCATCTGGGCCATTCTGTTGATCCTGCTGATCTTGGGCGCCTTCGGTGGCGGCTTCGGCGGCTACTGGCCGCACACCTACGGCTTTGGCGGCGGCGGGCTGCTGCTGATCATTCTCATCATCTTGCTGGTCAGCGGGAGACCGTAAATGGACCTGCCCGAACTGGCAAAAACCGAGCTCGGCAAACTCAAGGCCGCGGCGGCCAAGGAGAAAGCCTGGTTCGCGACCAACCGCGCGGAGGTCATCGCCATTGTCTGCACCATGCTGGGATTGGGGCTGGTCGTGGGGTTCCTCGTGGGGCGTTTCTCGTGAGCGCGAGCCGAAGCCTGGACGATCTGGATCCGAGGTTTAGGCCCTCCGTGGATGCGTTTGTCAGCGCCTGCGCGGCACAGCGTCTTGATGTGCTCATCTATTGCACGTACCGAGCGAATGCGGAGCAGGACGTACTCTACGCGCAAGGGCGAACGGCACCGGGGCATATCGTGACCAACGCTCGTGCTGGGCAAAGCGCCCACAACTACCGTCTCGCCTTCGATGGCTGTCCGGTGCTCCACGGCAAGCCGATGTGGAATGAGCCGCTCATCGGTCCGCACTGGGGGCTGTACGGCAAGATCGCGACCGACTGCGGCATGGAATGGGGCGGCGCGTGGCACGGCTTTGTAGAAGGCCCGCACGTGCAAATGGCGGGGTGGAAGCAAGTCGCTGGCATCGCATGATGACGCGCGAGGACATCGAGCTCGGCCTCATCCGCGCGCTCTCGGTGGGCGGGCTGGTGCTCTCCGGCAACCTCTCCGCCGAGGATAAGCGCGAGCGGATTCGCGTCGCGATCTTCCAACACAAACTCAAAGATCAGCCGTTCGATGATTGCTTGACCTACGGCGAAGCGTTTGGGCAATGCTTTGGGCGCCCGTTCGAGATGGGGCGCATGCATCGCGATGAGACCCCACGCCCAAATTTGGACGAGGCCGATGAGGAGGACGAGGATTTATGACGGCGCGCGCAGTGCCCGCAGCGCCCGGCCGCTATAACGTCGGCTATGAACCGCATCAAGCAATGGCTCGCCTGGTTGAACGCCCACAAGACCAAATCGTTGGGACTCGCGGCCATCGGCATCGCCTACGTGCAGAACAACCTGGCTCAGGTGGGGCACTTGCTCTCGCCCAAATTGCAGGGTGCCATCCTCGGCGTGTTTGGCGTAGGCGCTTTCGTTATTGGGCTGGTGAACACGTTCACCCAGCGGGACCCGCCGAGCGCGTAGTGGATGAGACACCCGACTATGGCTCAACCACCGCGGTTGTCGCGCGGGTTGTCAGAAAGCACCTCACCCCGGCGACCGTGTGGGGCGCGATCGGCACCCTCACCCTCGCCATCGGGTACGTGCTCAATGCGCAGCACGACCTCGCGCGCCTGAAGGAGTCGATGGCGGAGTCGAAGCGTACGGTCGCTGACCTGCAGCAGCAGCTTGCCGCTTTGCCCAAAAACGACACGCAGATGGCGGTCCTCAGCGGTAAAGTCGACGCCTTCGGTGATGAGGTCGACCGGCTGCGCGAGTGGCGCGATCGCATCGAGGGCATCGCCGAGACCCCTCCCCACGCGAGAAGGCGAGCACTTAAATGACCGACCGCGACATAGCGAAATCGATTGCCAGCCTGGAGACGCGGCTGGAGAAGCTCTTAGAGGGCTGGCGGCAACAGCAGTCCGCACAGCACGATGAGCAACTCGCGCTCTTGAAGCTGCTCTGCCACGACATGCACGAATTGCAAACCGGCCGCTCGCTGCGGTCCGTCAAGTGACGCCGCTGCTCTACCTGAAGTTAGGCGCGATCATCGCGATGGCCGCGGCGCTCCTTGCGACCGGCTACCACATTGGGTCGCTCTCGTCTAAAACCGCATTAGAGGCCGACCACGCGGCGCAGCTTCAGGCGGTCGTCAACGTCATGGATGAGAACGCGCGCCAGGCTGCCGCTGACCACGCTCACCAGCAAGGGGTAATTGATGCTTATCACGCGACTCCGATCGATCCTCTTGTCGCTGGTGCTGCTCACCGGGTGTACGTCTATGCCGCCAGCGCCTCAGGTTGTGGCGTGCCCCAAGCCGGAGCCGTGGCCGGCGGAGCTCAAGCATCCGCCCCGGTCGCCTTCGGCCCTAGCGAAGTTGAACGAGCTCTTGACGACTACATCCAAGCCTGTTCCGCAGACGCCGCCCAAATGAACCCGATGATCGCTCTCGCGCCGTGACCGACTGGTACAGTTACGTCGCCAAGAAGGTCGCGCCGAAGCCGGCCTATCAGCGCCCGCCGCCGTCGAAGGTCATTACGCAAGAAAACGCACCGGTGCGTAATGAGCCGGAGGGGCGCGCCGAATCGATGATCGTGGAGGAGGGCACGGCGAGTGATTCGATGATCCTGAAAGCGTTCAGGTTTTGGCAGCGGTGAGGCTGTAGTCACTTCTGTAGCACGATAGGTCGATTCAGACGCATTTGAATGCCCAAAGAACGACATAGGAATGCGCAAGTTACTGATCTATTTAGGGCCCTAATAGGCCACCCGAATTCGTAATGCGTGGGTCAGGGGTTCGAATCCTCTTTGCGGCACCAGTACTTACGCGCGTTTCCATCTCCCCCATGTAGTCAGTTTTGCATCAGGCCAGTTTCGCCATGGCCGCGTACTGCTTGAGGTGATCGGGGCTCAAATGGGCATAGCGTTCCACCATCTTTGGGCCCGCCCAGCCTCCCAAAGATTGGATCGCATAGGGCGGAACACCGGCCTGCATCAGCCAGCTCGCCCATGTGTGTCGCAGGTCATGGAAGCGCAGACCTCCTAGGCCGGCCTTCTTGCATGCCTTCCTCCAGGTCCGCTTGCCGAACGACTGCATCAGCGGTTTGCCTTCGTACAGAAACACCCGCTCCTGGCCCTCAACCCGGGGAATGGCGCGCAGCACTGCCACCACATCGGGGGACAGCGGGATGCCAATGGCGCGACTGCCTTTCGCCGATAAGGCCGGGATCCAGAGGTGCGCCCGGTCCAGGTCGACGCGTCCCCACACGAGCTCGCGAATATTGGCGGTGCGCAGTCCGGTGCCGACGGCAACCTTGGCGATCGGCTGCATATGCGGCGGGAGGTGCTCGAGCAGGGCGGCGAATTGGGCATGCGTGATGAACCGCGGCTCCGCCTCCTGTAGCGTCGGGATGACGATCTTGGGCGCGTACTGGATCCAGCCCCAACCCACCGCGGCGCGCAGCACCGTGCGCATGACCGCCATGTATCGGTTGACCGTCGCCGGCGCCCGCGTCTCGGCAAGCTTCTTGCGGGCCGCCTCGATGACCTCGCGATTGACGGCAGAGAGTGGCAACCGGGCCATGGATTCGCTGAACCAGTCGGTGATTTCCTTGTCCCGATGGGTTGTTGAGGCGCGTACCGTGCGATCCCCTTCCCACTTCTTGACCGCCTGGGCCCAGGTGCCGGTCCGCTCGCCTAGTCGAGTTTCCCGCCAGATACGACGCGAAAGGCGGAGCTCGTACTCTTCCGCTTGCTGCCGGTCGGCGGTTCCTGTCGATTGCTGAATGCGTCGGCGACCGAGCGTGAATCGACACCAGTAGTGGTGGGAGCCGCGTCGTTTGTAGAGGGACATGGGTTGCCTGCCTCGATGAATTCGACCAGTTTGCGACGCGAGAAGCGCCAGAGTTTGCCTATGCGGCGGCCGGGCAGCAATGACCTCGAGGCCATCTGCCGTACCGTCGGGGGAGTAAGGTGAAGCAATTCAGCGGCTTGCTCGACGGTGAGGATGTCGTCGCTCATGAGCGCCCCTTGATCTGGTTGGCGACCGCCGGAATCACCCGCAAATTAACCCCAATATGCAGCCCGCTGACGTGCTTGCCGTGTAACGGATAGATATGGTCGACGTGGAAAGGGATGCCGGTGCAAAGGCTTACCCGGGCCGCAGTCTCATAGATCGTTCGAATGTGCTTGCGATCCGCCCAGGCTGGGGTGCGACGTTTCTTCGATGCACGATGCCAGGAGAAGTACTCCGCGAGTTTTGGCCGGAGTTCCTCGCGCTTAGCGGCATTCCGAGCGTTGCGCTTGATGTTCTCGCGACGGCGGTATTCGGCTCTCCAGAATCCCTCCGGGTCGGCCCACCACAGGTTCAACAGATCAGTGGAGAACACCCAAGCGCGCCCGATCTTGCAAGCTGGCACGTATCCACGTCGACACCACTCACCCAGCGTATCGAGGTGCACTCCTAAACGCTTCGCCGCCTCATCAAGGCGCATTGTGCCGATTTCGCTCACCCCGGCTTCCCCACCGGCGCCTGCCGCTTCTCGACCGGCCTCAACACCCCGCCGCACTTGCCGCAGCGCTTGAGCGATGCCTGGACGGCCTGGTACTTGTGGCCGCACTCAGGATTGGTGCACTCCAAGAGGACGGTGCTTGGCGAATTATCGGCCATGGTCATCGGCGCTTTCAAAATGGTAGGTGGTCGAAAGTGTCATCGTGCCTCCCGAATCGCTTGCCACACTCGCTGCATTTGAACGCCCACCAGAACCCCCACCGATAGCTCTCGCCCCATCGGGTAAGCCGCCAAATCTTCCCCTCGATTCGCTCCCGCCAGCCATATTCATATCCGTGATGCCCGCACCGCTCGCAGTCGTAAACGCAATAGAACTCGGCGCCCTCCGGGTTGTAGTGATGGCCCACGATGCGACAGATCAGGTTCACGGCTTTACCACTGGATTAGTAGCGGTAGCGTTCATAGTTATCTTCCCGCGCATCCTCTGCGGCTTGTCGCTCGCGCTCGCTATCCCGCAATTCGTTTTCGCAGGCTGTCGCGCCGCACGAGAATGGCCGGTATGCCCAGTTCACTTGGGTATGCTCGGCGCCGCAGAAATCACACTTGACGGTTTTCACTTCGGCTCTCCTGGTGTTTCACGCGCGGACCGCAGTTCCCGTTCGAAGGCTTCGCCGGCCTCCAATATCTCGGCCGCCGTTCGCATGCCGTTGTCGAGCGCGGCCCAGGCCGCCTGCTTGATCTTGTGCCGCGCGAACCGGTATGGATCGGACGTGTCATACGAGCCGCCGAAGTCCTCGATCATCACGAGTAATCGAGGCAAGCGTTGCGCGATGCTGTCAGCCATGCTCTGTTCCTCCATCGGCTTTCGCTTCATCGATCGCTCGATACAGGCGAGGGACGATACACAATTCGTCGTGCTGGACGTTCTGCGCATAATGGCAAAACCGGCAGTACTGAATGTGCGGGAAACCGGGCCACTTGCCCGCGCGGTACACGCCTTCCTTCTCAATCGCGTTGAACACGTCACGAAGCAAATGCAGGGTCTCGGTTGGGCTCACTTCGGCTCCGGTAATGGATTATCAGTGAGCCATTTGAGAATCAATAGAAACGTCTTCGCGTCGAGAGCCCGATCGTCTTCAGCCCGCATGAGCGTGGCCGCACCTATGCCGATGTCCTTCGCGAGCATGCGCATGCTAATTTCGTGGTGGCAGCGATACCCTCTGATGACCTTGCCTAGCCTCATTTGACAGCCTCGGATGTAGATTGTTTGTCGTCCTCGACGATCACGAGAGTCCGAATGAACGCCATGTACGCGACGCCCTGACCGCTGCGGACGCGCCATAGATTCGGCGCATTGATCGCGCCTTCACCCATCGCAAGGATCGTCTCGGCTTCGGCGTGTGGAATCGGCACCATTCTCGGCTTACTCATGGCTTAGAATCCTTCACTCTCTGTTGTTACCACGTCGATGCCCGGCGCACTTTGACCTTGCCGCAAATGGTGCATTGGCAGGTCTGAAGCATGGAGTCTGCGTACACGTTGGACTTGATGGCCTCAGTCCATTTGCTCCAGCTGTGCAAAAGATGGAACGTCAATCTGTTCATGGCTTCGATGCCTGGTCAGCTTGTGATGTGCAGATCAGGCAGGCGGGCATGGACCATTGCTCAAGAGGTGGCAGCGGGACTCCGCACTTCACGCACTTATCTGTGGCTGGCGTTTCCGCTGCCAACGCATCCCGCGCGATCGTCACCACCTCGGTCGAGTACTTGAATCCGTTGGTCAAAAGCAGCAACGCTTGTCGCATCGTCGCCGGCTTCATGTCCGATAGCTCGGTGAGGCGCGCTTGGGCTTGGGCGAGATCGGCCAGCAACGTGCGCCGCGTCTTCCAGTGAACCTCGTCTTGCGCCTCCAATTCGCGGATGCGTCTGTTGGCCGCATCAATCAATGCCTCTCGATTGCTACATCGCATATTCGCGGCAACATGGGCATCCTCTTGTTCCCTGGCAATCAGCCTGGAGTCGGCAAGATCGGCGGCGAGGGCTTCCGCATGCGCGATTAGCTCGGCACGATTTAACGGCAATGACCACGCGGGCTCACTCATTTCGCCTCTCTTTGCGCAGGTGTCACTTTGTGGAACTTCGCATGGTGGCGTCCCTCGCTGTGCTCGATCTTCTGATTCATCAACGTGCAAATCGCATCGGCGACCTTTTGCGGATTGGTCGTGATGCCAGCCTCGCGCAGTGCATGGACTAGTCGGCCGCGAGCTTCCTGATCTCTCATAGTTCCGCCATCGCATGTTGTGGGTGTTCGTCCCTAATCTGCGCCAGCACGTCCTCAAGCATGTGGTCGTAGCGGCTGATTCCGCTGCCGTCGATAGAATCCGCGATCCCGACCCAATTGCGCACGCGCTTAGCCGTGTTCACGCGGCCGACATGCACCCACTTGCCGAGCATCTTTGCCGTCTTAGCCGCCCGGATGGCGATGGGACATATTTTGAAGGCATCGGTACCGCCGATAAACACGGCCGCAAGATCATCCCAGGGGATGGTTGCATGCTCGATGCCGTCTTGAAGTACCAGTGCCCGCGGTATGCCATTGGTGAAAGATTTGAAATAGGTGAACAGTTCAACGGTGCGCTGCGCATCTCCGACGATATCCGGAAGGCAGGCGAACACAGGGGCATCTTCCTCGGCTTGCTCTAGCAGCCGATTCCATGCCTCGCGTTCAAAGGTCTTGAAGCACCCGTTATCCAGACCGTAAGGAATGCCTGGCGCGCGCGCGTAATTTGTCAGCGGCGTTCGCAGTTGCCAGAAGTCCTCCCCGTACCGTTCCCGGTACTCGGCGATCTTGGCGGGCGAACAGTCGAGCATGATTTTCAAGGCTGCGCTCCCTTTGCAGCGGGAAGCACGGCCCAGTCGGTGCCAACGTACCAATTCATTGGGGCTCTCTTTGCGATGCGGAGCGTGCAGCGGCTTGACACTCGCTTGCAGCATATTTTTGGCATTCCACGATTAACTCTCGAACGCAGGGGCGTAGTCTTGATAGCGCTTAAAGGCGAGCGAGCCATCGGCTAAGCGCCAGGTGGAAGCTGCGGCGGCATGGCAATCGCGAGAGGCCAGGCCATCGTAGGCGTCCGGTTGAACCCGCAGTTGGTAGCGCTTGGTGGTGCCATCGGGCTCAGGCGTTGAGTTCAAGAGATCGACAATCACAATCGTCTCATCGTCAGGTACCTCTTTGCGCAGGAGCCTCGCCGTACGAAGCCCCTTGATCGGATGATCGGCGGGGAGCTCCTGCGCGACCTTGGCACCGGAATCTTTGAGGTAGCGCGCGGGCCCGTAGAGATCAATCATCACGCGGCGGATCTCCGCGTTCTGCTCCGCTTCGATGCGGGCGACCGTGATGCTCGATCGATCGAGGATGATGTCTTCTGGTACGCGGACGCCGTGCACGGCATAGACACCCCACCCATCGCGGTAGCGGATCGCGGCTTCCGTCGTGCTGTGCAGGCGTCCTTCGGCGTCGCGATTCAAGATCTCCGGCTTGTCCGAGATCGCGCCGACATCGGGTGCCCACCAAGTCCAGGACGTATGCTGCGCTAAGATTTCATCGTGCGCGTAGGCGGTGAGCGTTTCATTTTCCCAACCGCAAATATCTCGTAAAAAGGTCACATAGGCGTGCCATCCGGCATTTAGGTTCTCGGCGAGAGAATCCTGCCAGCGCGACCGGACCTGCGACCGGACCTGCGACCGGACCTGCGACCAGACCTGCGACTCGACCTGCGACTCGACCTGCGACTCGACCTGCGACTCGACCTGCGACTCGACCTGCGACTCGACCTGCGACCGGACCTGCGACCGGACCTGCGACCGGACCTGCGACCAGACCTGCGACCGGACCTGCGACCAGACCTGCGACCGGACCTGCGCGGCCCCTCCTTTTAGGAGGGCCTCGGCCATGAGACCACCGATGATTGCGCCATAGGGCGATGACATCCTAAGCACAATTTTGGGCTGAGGATTTTTGGTGATGGCGTAGAGATTGCGCATCCCCTGCTCAGCTGCGTCGAAGTTCGCGGGCTCCGTGGAGAAGCCGATCGCCAACCATTTTGCAACCCACTCTGGGATGCGCGCCGCTTGCTCTTTCGTGAGCGCGGTGATCTTGGTGGCCATATTATTTGCTCCTTGCGATACGTTGATATCGATCATTTCTGGCCCGCGCGCCAGATCCAACAGCTTTCCGTCTTTTCGATTCGCGCCGCCAAGTATTCGCTAATCGGCAACACGCACCAATTCCTTCGGTTGATATTCCATTTGGACCGGGAGTAGATATTTGCCTACCGGGACTGAGATTGCGCTGTGCTCTTCATGAATCAGAGCCGATACCTTGGTGACATGCACGTAGCGCGCGCCACCCTCGGCCACGTAGAGCTTGACGTTGTGGCTCGTGTCGAGAAACTCGAAACGGTGGTGATGGCCCGTGGCCTCACCTAAGGCAAGGATCACCTTGCGACCCTTCGCGGGATGCTTTTTCGCACCTTCGGGGATCTCATCGACGGCGATCAGACATACATCGCCCTGACGTAGAACATTCTTCACTTAGCGTTTACTCCTGTGATAATCGGCAAATTCACAACTTGCGAAGTGCGAAGTGTGTTTCTCCAAATCGAGCTCATCGTCTTCTGGCTCTACCGTGTCCGCATCGACGGGCATGTTCTTGCCGGCCTCGGTTTTGAACCAAATGATTTTTGCGTGGCAGGTGCGGCAGCGCGTGATGCGCCGCTCGTGCGCCTCCAGGGCTTCCTCCCAGCCGCAGATAGGACAGTGCCCTTCGGTGACCTCGGCGCGATTGCAGGCGGGGCATCTCATGGGTCTAGCGCCTCGCGGATGTCGAGGCAGTCACCGCACGGCTCAACGCGATCGCGGCTGATTTCGTTATATTCGTAGCGCACCGTCACGACTCCTGTACCGCCGCACGAGCTGCACTCCTTGGCGAGCTCGAGCAACTTGTCGCGCAGCTGGCAGTTGACCTCGCGCAGCTGGTTGCGCTCTGACAGCAGGGCGGTCCACTCGTCGGCGTCGATGACGATGCGGGTGCTCATTCCGCCTTCGCCCGCTCAACCGCCTTGGCAAGTACCAGGCCGATGCGCTCATTGCGGTCGGGCCACTCGAAGGGCGCATCGGGATCTCGCCTTGCCGCCGTCATCATCAAGTGGAGCGCATCCTGCGTGTCGCGCAGTTCCTCGCGTAGTCGGTCCCGTTCGCGCTGGGCTGACAGCAACTCCGCAATTTGCTGGGCGCGGGTCACAGCGACTCCCTTAAATCACACGCACACCGGTCCCGATAGCAGCCGCAGCCGGGACAGACGGCGAGCGGGTCGACCTTGTTCGCGGCGAGCGCAGCGGCCACCGCCTCAATCGCCTCAATGTCGCGCGCGGTGATGGTGCCTTGCGCCTGCACTCGAACCGGGCCGTGCTTCGTCATGACGGTGGTGCAGCGGCGGCGGGTCACGCCGACTGCTCATCGATCCAGGTCTGTGCCTCCGCGTAGAGCTGAGCCGGCAATTCTTCGATGCGGCCGATCTCGTACTTGGCGAGGAAGAGCGATGCGTCGATCCCCTCCTCGCTCAACTTGTCGTGAATCACCGTGGCCTGATCCACGCTCACCATGGCTGCGGGCGCGAGCCTAAGCTGCGCGGCTTCGGATGCTTCTTTAAGGCGCTGCTTATCCGCGCCGGGCAGTTTCTTCCATAGCGCACCGCGCCGGCCCTCGAGCGCGGCAAGCTCACTCGCCACCGCTTTCGCGTAGTCGGCGATGAGCGCATCCACGTCCGCATTGCCCTTGACGCCACCGGCTGCCCAGCGCGCGAGGTCCTCACCGACTTGCTCCGTGAGCTGCGAGCTCTCGGGCTTGGCGAACAATTCCCGAAACTGCAGCGGCAGTTTGACCATGGCGCGTTCCGCCGGCATCTCTGGCGTCCAGGTCGGCTTTCCTTCGGACCCCGGCAGCAACAGCGCCTGCAGCACCATCTCGTACATGAACTCATCGCCGCAGATCGGCTGCCAGCCAAGCTGCTCCGGATCCTTGCCCGGGCGCACCTTGATCTTCTCCTTGGCGCGATAGGTCATGAGCAGGTTCACATTCAGTTGCAGCATTTCGTTGATGAGCCGGCGCCGCGCCTGCTTGGGCGGATTCCACGCCGCCATCTGCGCCTTTTCCTTGGACACCTTCCACAATGCCGCTAAGCGCTCGGTCTCTCGCTCGTGCCATTCGAGCACGCCGCCCGGGCCTTCATGCTCATGACTCATCGAGTCGATGACGATGGTCTTCGCCCCGCGCCGCGCGCAAAAGCGGATCGCCTCGAGATAATCATCCGGTGAGAACGGCGCGGCGAAGCGCATATGGTTGAACTTGAATTTATCCGCGTAGTAGAGCGCGCGGCCATTCTCGGTATCGATGAAGTCGATATCGCCGCCGACGATGCGCTGGATGCCGGTCGCGATGCGCAGAGCGGAGTAAGTCTTGCCGCTCGAGGACGGGCCAACGAGTCCGATCAGTAGGCCGACAGTCTTGCGGACCGCGGGGGCAATTTCGAATTGACGGGGTTGTGCGCTCATGCGGCTTCATCTCCTAGTTCTTGCGATATGACCCATTGCGGTGGTATTAGCGTGATCGCGCCATCGGCGTAGCCCGGCCACGGAAAGCTCCCCTCGGTGAGCAACTTGTCCCAGAGCGCGAGCGCGCGATTCCAGCGACGCTGACCTATCTCCACGTGATATCCGTCGAGCCGCGCGGCGACGACCTCGTAGGGCGGCTCGATCTCACAGAAGAGGAAAACGAAATCACTGCGGCCTTCGGCTTCCGGGACGAGCTGCTCATAGGCGCGGGTATATGCGACCTTTTGCATGTCATACCCGTACTCGACGATGCAGCGGGCGATGTCTTTCGGGTTCGCCGAGCGCACCTTCTTGATGTCGTAGATGACATGATCGGCGCGGACCTGGTCCATGCGGCAGCGACACAGGACCTCCCGGTCACGCTTCCACTGATCGGTGTAGTCGGTGAACTCAATGGCGAGTTCCGAACGGCCGCCGAACGGGAAGCCCTGGTCGGCGGCGTTTTTGTAGATGCGCTCGGCCGCCTTTTGCAGCTTCTCGAAATTATGCGCGAGGATCGGGATCTTGCCGCCGGCGACGATGATCTCCTTCGCTTCCTTCGCCGCCTTCGTTCGCCAGTCATCCGCGATGACCATCTCGAAATCAGCGCCGGCGCCGAGCAGCAACTTATGCAGGATCGCGCCTTCGTCCATGGCCTTCGTGCTGGTGCGCGCCTGGCCGCCGAGGCGCGGATGTTCGAGCCACGCGTGGCGCGGCGATTGCGTGATCAGCGTATGGGCGATCGACTGCGAGAGCGACGGCGAGCCGCACGGATCCGCGTGATAGGCCGCTTCGGAGACGTCCAGGATGCGCGCTGCCATTGAGATTCCTTCGGTGAATGAAACTAAATTTGTCGACGAAGCAAGGCTGGCGTGACCTCCGCGTCGTGCTCGAATGCCCGCCACATCGCCATGCGCAAGTCCGCCTGGGCGGCGGCGAACTGAACGCTAAGATCGGGCGGCAGGTCGACGCTCGCGAGCACGTGAGCCAAGGCGGCCACGGCGGCGGCGTAGGTGCTGCGGTCGATGCAGAGGACCAACGGCGCGGTCACAGAGCCGCCTTCGTGAGTGTATTGCGGATCTCGTTCGAGATGACGAGGCACGTGGCGGCCATCATGTCTCGATTGAGCATGGCGTTGGCCGCTTCCATATCATCGAGACTGAGCGCGGCCTTTTTCAGGCACTCCCTCAAATCGATGTTCTCCATAAGCAACCTGTCGCGCTGATGTCGCATCTTGGAGAGCGCGGCGGTGACTTGATCTATTTCGCTCATGACAAAAACCGATCCGTCTTCTTGGTACCCCGGAAGGCCGCCATGTTGAAACGGGCGAGTCGCTTATTGCGGATCCGCATATCGCGTTTCTCCCGCCAGGTGAGATATCGGCGACACGCTAAGTCGCCGAGCAGCACCAGCACGGCGAGCACGATGACGCAGCCGAAGGCGATGATCGCGATCAGGCCGGTCATGAGGTACGCCATGACGGCGAACACGCCGGCCGCCAGAACGCCGATCGAGATCAGGAGGGGCGTGAGGAGGCGGCTCATGGGGACACCACTTCGGTGACCTTGCGATGAGTCGGCCGCTCTGCGTGCCACTCGCGCGCCCAGGCCAACGCCTCGTCATGCGTGGTGCCCCGCCGTGTTCGGCCGCCGAACATGGTTCCAAAGCCGTCGTTGATTGTGTCGCGGACGCACCAGCCGTAGATGTTGGTATGCTTATCCGGTTAGCGCCCACACCTACTAGATGTTGGGTGTACATAAAACCCCGCATTCTATATCCGGTTCAGCTTTGTACCGGCCCGCGTTTGGGGGCAATTCATCTAGGAATACTCGCTTGCGCCAGCGCTTCCCGTTTGTGACGCCTTCCTTTTTACATATGGCTGCATCCAGCGTTCGTTCCATTTTCGCCATGCGGTCAAATACCAAGGGAAAATCTTTGCGAATCTTATTCCAGTACCCCGACTGGCCTTTAACGCACCCTATGCAATTGTTGTTTTTGTAGCCCAGTTTGTACATTGCAGGTTGTTCAATGCCCGCGTCCTTAACTGCTTGATGGCACATGGCTTTTGTTATGCCACGCCTCAATAGGGGAAATTCCGTCTCTAATTCTGGGTTTTCTTCGCGGAACCGACGCACGCGGGAGGCTTCCTCAGACGTGAAGCCGAACACATGCAAGTCGTCCACTGTTTGGTATGCCTTGCGAACGTTCTTTTTAAGCTCAGTCGTACAGCGAGCACCTTGGATGCCAATCAGCCAGCGGGTTTTCTCGAACACATCGTAAATGTCTGTGTACTCCGCGGATTTTAAAACTGTAATCGGCTTGCCTATCCAGCGCTCTACGTCCTCCATGAACCGGCGATTGTCGGGATGTTCATGCGCTAGCGTGTCGCAATAGACGATTTCGCAGCCGTCGCCATATTTATCGACGGTAAGTTTTGCCGCGTAGGCGCTGGCGGACCCGCACGAGAACCAAGCAAGTACACGATTCATATACACAACCTCTTGTGTTTGTGGGTGTCAAGCGGATAAGCATAGATGTTGGTATCGATTACTACGTGGGTGAACCCGGCGCGCTGGTGATCGCGCTGCACGGCGCAAAGCTGACCGTCGCGATCTTGATAGCCGAACCTACTGTTCTCGCGCCAGTTCTGCTCGCCAATGTCCTTCGCCTGCTGGATCTCAAGCGCCCAGCGCGGATCGGTAGGTTCGCAATGCGTGATTCGCTGAAAGGAAAGGGCGGCGCTCATGAGTACACCCGACGCTTCGCGCGAATCTTCTTGGCCTTCGGCGCTGGCGCCAGGCCGATCAATACGAACAGGCGATTGGCAGCACGCGCTGCGGCGTCGAAGTCATCGACGGTCCAGACGCTGCGGCCATGTTTGGCGGCGTGCGCATTGCCCGCATCCCAACCGATCGAGTTGATGACGCGTGCGGCTTGGCTGGCATCGAGCGGCATGTTGCCGAGCTTCATGACGACAACACTCACAGCATCACCCACACAGTGGCGACGAACGCATAGACCGCGACGAGTGCGACCGATGCGAGGGTGCCCATGTGGAGGGCGAGGTAGTTAGCGGTCGGGAATCGAGAAGTCATGTCGGTGCCTCCGTGTTCGAAGGAGGTAATGCTACGGGAAGCCGTAACAAAAAGTCAACGGGATTCCGTAATGCTGTGATGCATACCGCGCAAACGCTCGAATGAACTGCTTTTACATAACTAAATTATGTTGTGACGGGATGCCGTAATTGACGGGAGAAATGTGCAGCGGAGTAGTCGATTGAGATAGAAGGGGATTGTGTATTGCAAGGAGCTAAATTCAATGGACGAACCACAGCCGAACGAACCACAGCCGCGCACGAAGGTGATCATTACCGATTTCGACATGCCGTTTACGTCAGTGATGCTGTTCATGATCAAGATGGCGATCGCCGCGATCCCGGCCGCCTTCGTGATCGCGTTGATCTACGCGGGCATCATTGGAGTTTTCGCAAGTCTGGGATCGCTGCATCATTGAAGGAGCTTATGGAATGAGTATTCGAATATTGGCGGGCGTGTGCTTGGCGGGAATCCTGGCCGGATGCACGTCGAACCTGGCGCTTGAGCGGGCGAGCCCGGAAAAGCTCAAGACCGTCTCGACGCAGAATCTGTGCGATCTCTACAGCGTATCGAATCAGACGCGGGTGATCGACGAGTTGCGCGGCCGAAAGGAATTTACCGACCAGGACCTCGAGGCGATCGCCGCCCATTCGATGCGGGTCGGCATGACCGAGCAGGCCGCGCGTTGCAGCTGGGGGACGCTCTACGTGGTGCACAAGGTCGCCGGCGGCGACGTGGCACGCTGGGGATATTTTCAAACCAGCGGCTACCTATTCGTCGATAATGGCGCGGTGACCAGCTTTCACAACTGATGCGCTAACTCATTTATCCCGATAGTCGCTCAGAAAAACGACGTTATCCGACGCGTCGTCTTTTTGTAGTTCGCTTAGCGCGGGGTACCTCGCAGCGCGAAATGTAGGTACGTACGAGCTCTTCAATTGTTTCTTTATCCCGGCTGGATAGACGATCAAAACTGCTGAATGCAATAGTGGTAAATGGCCATGGGTCTTCAGGTGTTTCCTTAATGGGCGCAGAGCCACCCACTTCTTCTGGTCCTTTCCCAGATTCGAGATACTCGATATTGAGGCCCAGAACTTTCGCGATTCTATTAAGCGCGCTCGATTTTTTCTGATCGCCGATTTCCAGACCATAGATGGTGCTCGGCTTAGAACCGACCTTTGCGGCGAGATCGTGCACGGACATTCCTTTCTTTTCCCGCCAATGGCGAACGCGCTCGCCGATTGTTTTTCCTATGAATTTCTCCTCCATGGACGCATTTAAACGGAAAGCCGTAACGGGATGCCGTTGCTTTTGAATTACGGAATGTCGTAATCTAGCGGGCATGGACACATGGGCATCGCGAATTCGGGACCTGCAATCGGTGGGTAAATTGAAGTTGAGTGATATCGCGGAGAAGATTGGGGTCTCCACCTCCTCGATCGGCGATATAGCGACTGGCCGAACCAAATCACCACGGGGTGATGCAGCACTCAAGCTATTTGAACTGCACAAGTCATTGGTTCCCGTGCGTTCGAAATCCAAACCCATCGCCGCTGTCTAGCGGAATCCCCGCCACCATGACGCCGGGATGCCTCGCGCTATTTGAGACGACATATTCCCGCCCGTGGTTGACGCAATGAGCCTCGACCGAATGGACATTCGCGCGAAGCTGGATCCGGAATGGCACGAAGCGCTCGTCCGTATCTGCAAACGCGAGAGCATCGACATCGGTGTTTTTGTTGAGCGCGAGATAGAGCGCGTCCTCTCCGAACGTATTCATCAATCGATACTGGATTTCGAAGCGATCGACGGCCTGGGAATAACCGGGAAAATCCGGGATCAACTGGGAATCGGCAAAGCGGGGCGCAAGTGACCGCCGCCACGCCCACCGACCTCGAAGATCACGTCCGCCGCGAAGCGTTGAAGCGCTATCTCGAGGGGGACGAAGAGCAGTCGCTCGATCTGCTCGCGGTGGCGCGGGCGATGACGGGGGCGGCGTGAGGGACTGGCAATTGAATGGCAGCGCCCGCATCGATACGCGTTATCCCTGGTTTATTCGCTCGTTTGCGGATCGGCTGCCCAATTGGCTGCTGAACCTCTATGCGAAGGTTCGTCGGCATGGCTGGTGGTGAGCTCATCCATGCAGAACGCAACCTGGTCGGCGGAGCAATGCGCACGGATCCTCGCCAAAGCGAAGCGCTCGCCCACCGGTTGGAAAGCCTGCTGCCCGGCGCACGAGGACAAGGATCCATCTCTGTTTCTGGCGGATGGCCAAGAGGGCATTGCACTCGTGTGTTATGCCGGATGCGACTATCGTTCGATTGCCCAGGCGCTCGAATCGAAAGGCGCCGTGCTCAACGGCTACCGGGGCGGCGGCGACGTTCCCACCGAACATTTCCAACTGGGCGAATATCACGCGCACTGGGATTATCACAGCGCCGCCGGCTCGCTCATCATGCGGGTGTGCCGCTGGGAACAGCCGGGCGGCAAGAAGGATATCCGCCCGCTCACCAAGACTGCCGATGGCTGGAAGTGGGTGCATCATCCGAATCCGCGCCCGCTCTTCCAGCTCGACCGGCTGACCAACGAGCCGGAGGCCGCGGTGATCATGGTCGAGGGCGAGAAGACGGCGGCCGCAGCGCAAAAACTTTTCCCCGATCATGTCGCGACCACCTGGCCCGGGGGTGCGAGCTCGACCGGTCAGATCGATATGGCGGTGCTCGCGGGGCGCGACGTGATCCTAGTTCCGGACTGCGATGCGGCCGGGCGCAAGGCGATGTCGTGGATGCAAACCCATTTGAAGACGGTGGCGCGCAGCGTGCGCGTCGTCGACCCGGCGGCGTTCGTCCCGAACTTGCCAGAGAAATGGGATTTGGCGGATGCCTTGGCCGAAAAGCGCGATGTCTCCGCGTGGCTTATCCCGGCCGCCGCCCCCGCCCCGACGCGTCATCCCATGCGCTGGCGGGACCTGCAGTTGCTCACGCCTCCGGATCGGCCCTGGCAGGTCGCGCATTGGTTGGGAATCGGCACAACGCTCCTGGCCGGCCGCGGCGGCATTGGCAAGACACTGCTCGCGCAAACGCTCGCGACCGCATTGGCGCTCGGCAGGAATTTCTTGGATGCGATCGAGATACCGAAACGCGTGCTCTTCTGGGCCTGCGAGGACGATCACGATGAGTTGTGGCGTCGGCAACTCGCGATTTGCCGGTACTTGGGCGCCAACCTCGAGGACCTGGAGGGTAAGCTCGTGATCGAGCCGCGCTCAGGCCTCGACAATACCCTCTTCTATGCTGAGTACGGCGCGCCCAAATGGACCGCGCTGCATGCGGAGCTGATTCAGCAAGTCAATGATTACCGGTCCGATGTGACCTTCGTCGATAACATCGGTCAGACCTTTGGCGGCAAGGAAAACGATCGCCACCACGTCACCTCGTTCGTCAACGGCATGACCGGGTTGGGGCATGGCCGCGCCCATAGCACTGTCATCCTTGCACACCCGGGCAAGCAGGAGGATTCCGAATTCTCGGGCTCCACCGCGTGGGAAAACAGCGTGCGCATGCGCTGGTATATGGGCAGTAAATTGCCGGATCAGGCCGAAGAGGGCGACGAGGAAGTCGATCCGGATGTGCGCTATATCGCGAAGCGCAAAACAAATTACACCATCAAGGATTACCGCAAGCTGATCTATCGGCAGGGCGTTTTTGAGACGCACCTGGAGCCCGGTTCGTTCAGCGAGCGCTACACCTTCGGACGGCGCGATGAGGCGGCGGAAGAGGTCGTGCTCAAGGCGATCGACCGATTCGTCGCTGTTTCGGTCAGGACTGTCGATGCGCGCACCTCTCCCGATTACCTGCCAAAGAGAATGCGTCAGGACAAACTCGCGCAGGATTTCTCGCCCCGGGAGTTGGCCGAGGCCTTGGGACGGCTGCGCCTCAATGGCCGGGTGACGGAAGGTCCTGTCGGAAAGTTCGCCAATCGGACCGTCAAATTCGGGCTGGTGAGGGCTCAATTATGATGCTCTCGCTACCTGCTCGCACTTCCTTAAAAAGTGCTCTTACTACCCAAGAAACTGCTCTAGCTACTTGCTCTCGATCCCCTATGGGGGCTTTAGCCCCCAGGGGGAGAGCGAGCAGTAGGCCGAAGCGAGAGCAAACGAAGCGGAAGCAAGAGCAGGTAGTGAGAGCATGAGTCAGCTCGGGTTCCAATTGCAGGTCAGGGATTTATCGCCCACCGAGTACTTCGTCAAACGCTTGACCGAGCACCGCAGAGCGCCAGCCGAGGGCGATGCCTCAACGCTCAAAGAGCGCATCCGCCAAGCGATCCTGACCGGGCTCGACTGCACGATCATCGGCAAGAACGCGGCGGGGAAGCCGGAGACCTATGCCCAAAGTTTTCAACGGTTCTACGGAGAGCCTCTCGTACCTACAACTCGCAAGGGGAAATAGCCATGTCGACCGTCGATTCCACCAGTGACGAGCGAACCGTGAACAACGTCATGCGGCATACCTATCGCGTGCTGTCGGACGCCGAGAAGGCGCAAATGCAGGCGCTCAAGGACAAGGGCCTCGAACTGCATTCACTGATCGAAAGCATCGGTAAAAGCCGCGAACTATCGCTCGCGCTCACCAAGACCGAGGAAGCGGTCATGTGGGCCGTCAAACACATCACCAAGTAAGGGGAAATGACATGCAGAAACTTAGATCCAAGCCCTGTCACATCGCGACGTCGATCAACACCCGCACGCAACGCAAGGGCGAAGAACGCGAACCCTACATGGACATCGCGCTCACGATTTCGGTCACCGCCAAGGAGGCCTGCGCCATCACCGGCGAGCCGCACACGGCGGATGCCTGGTTCGAAACGAAGGACGGCAAATTCGACAAGCCGCTGTTCAAGAATCTGGCGCCGTATCGCTTCACATCCAAGTTCGAGAACTCACTCGCGGTCATCACCGTCGGTGTGAATCAGCAGAAGATCGACTGCGGCAATTGCACGCTGAACAAGCTCGTGTTCGAGCCGCTGTCCGATGGCCGCACCGCGCTCAAGTTGAAAATTCAATGCCCGATTACGAGCGAACGCACGCCGCTGTTTCTGTGGCTCGATCACGATGCCGACGTGCAGCTGCAGTTCGGTGAGATGGTGGGCGATGACGCGCAGGAGGAGTTGCCGCTCGAGGTCGCGGACGGGGATGACGTCGCGCGGGGCGATGACGACACACCGGAGCAGGCTCGCGCAAAGGCACATGAACGCGAACGGCGTATCGCGCAGCAGATCCAGGACGATCGCGACCGGCTGAACTGACGTGATGCCCGCAGCGGAGATGATCGCGCCGGCGAGCGAACCCAAGCGCAAAAAGGCGAAGGCGAAGAGCCCGACGCAGAGAAGCCTCGAGCACATGCGCAAGCTTGGCTATCCGCTCGCGCAAGTCGTGGAACGCTGGAACATGCACGCCAAGGTTCGCGTCGACCTCTTCGGCATTATCGATATTGTCGCGATCGACGCGGCAGGCGAGACCTACGGGATTCAAGCGACGAGCGGCGATAACGTCGCGAGCCGCGTGACCAAGATCGCGGAGTCCGATGCGCTCGCGCCGTGCCTGAAAGCCGGCTGGCGCATCGTCGTCCACGGCTGGCGCAAAAACGCGGCCGGGCGCTGGACGCTGCGGGAAGTGGAGCTGTGAAAGTGGACGATTTTGAATCGCATATACGTCTTCCCAGGCAGCAATTGCCAGCGGCCATCAAAGCCGCGTTGCCACAGGTTCAGGCGTCCTCAATGCTCGAACGGGCAAAACAAATGCTTATCGAATGCATCACCGTCGACATGGCGCGTGGGATTGCTGATGAGGCCAAGGCAGTTGCGAGCTACTACGCCGAAAAGAAGGGCGCTGAAGTTCTTCTGCGAATGGCGCGTCAGATCCAAATTCGAGCCTATCGGCGAATCGGACAGCTGCTGAAAGATCACCGGGATGAGTTTCGCAAAAACTCGATGGAGCATACCGCGATTCGGATTGCCTCCCTAGAGGAGGCGTCATTTGAAGGGGCCTTGGTCACCGAAGAGATTTTGACGCCCACCACTTTTGCGCAGAAATACATTCCCCGACCTCCTCCGGCTTTCAAGGAGGAAACCCCGGAGGCAAAAGCGCGGCGATGGCAGCAGCAGATGGCGCAGGCAGCGGAGGAGGAATACAACTCAATAAACGATGAGATCGTTAGTTTTCACTGCTTCATTAAGGAAACTTTGGCAACATCGGCCGCCGCCATATTCGAGACTCGCGCCGAGAAGCGCAGGGTGCGCGACCAGATCCGCGAGATCCAGGAGTGGCTTGACGAACTAGATAGGCGCATCAAAGTACCTCCGAAATCATACTCAGGGAAATTATAATGTGCCCAACCGAGTCGCCACCGTGACCAAACCCAGCCGAATCTACGTCGCCGTGCCGGAGCCGCCGCCGCGGTTGCCGCGCAAGCGCATCGACCTCTCCTGGTTCTGGCCGCTCTTGGGGATTATCGCGATCCCGGCGCTTGTCGGCCTGTCCGCCTACCTTGCTCGGCGTTGATGGCCACCCAAGACGCCGTTCGCAACCGCGCCCCGACACTCGATGCGGACCTTGAATCCGTCGATAACCTCGCCCAGCGCTGGTCATGCGGTGAGCGGCCGCCGCACTCGATGCATCCGCTCGAGAGGATTCAACTGCTGCACGATGGCGCGGTGCTGGGTGGTAGTGGGCCCATCCCAACGCCTGATGATTTGCTGAAATTTGACGCATGCTTCATCCAGAGCTCGATGCGCGATCGGTCCATCATCACGGTTTGGTACACGACGGGCGGCAGCGCCGAGCAGAAAGCCAAGCGCCTGGGCATCTCGCGGGCCACACTCTACGTTGAGTGGAAGCGCACACTTTCGTATTTTCGCGGCTGGTTACGTGCTCACGGTATTGACATTTAAGACGTCTAGACTGTAGAACACGCCAAGCTGGCGCATTGTCAGCCGATTCCGACATTAGAGCCCACCATCGCGTGGGCTTTTGCATGTCTAGACCCCCCGGGAAATGAACGTGTAATGCCTAATCCGGCCTGGGTCAGCGGTCAATCGATCACGGCGACCGTCGCCACATCGGTCGGTTTCAGCAATGCCTCAAACGCGCTTACGTCCGGCAATTGCATGGTGCTCGTGGTCGCGAGCTACTGGGATTCGGGCATCCCAGGTCGACCGACCGTCACCGACAACAACGGCCACACGTTCACCTGGGCGGCGGGCGGTGGGCATGCGTCGCTCGACGGCTGCCGCATCGATATCTTTTTCAGCGCGCCCTTAACGACCGGCTTTTCGAGCAATACCTACACGGCGACCGCAGTCGCGGCGCAGTCGACCGGCTTCAATGAAATCGGCGGCGTGCTCACCGAATGGTCAGGCTTCGGCGCCTTGGGGCCCGCGGTCGACAGTTCAGGCTTTGCGCTCACCGCGGCGGCGACCTCGACGGCCTCTGTGACACTCTCGGCGGCCACCTCGCAGCAAGCGGTCGAGGCCGTCATCTGTGCGCTGCACTTCAACGACAACACCAACCCGGATGGCATCTCAACTCCGGGTGGATCCGGCACATGGATCTCATCGGGCATCCTGACGAACGCCACGATCTTTCTCGCCGTGGGCGCGGCCTACCAGGTCACGAGCGCGACCGGCACGGCCTACAACGCCGCCTGGTCGGGCCTCGACACGACGACGAATAACGGTGGCAGCGCGGTCATCGTGGCGCTATATCCGGCATCGGCAAGCGACACGCTGGCCAGCCAAATTTGCATGTAGGGGAAACGCAATGACATCACTGCGCAGTCACGAAGGGTATTTGCTGATCGACCATCGAAATTCACCGGGCGTACCGGATGCCATTGTGCAGCCGTTGGGCTTGCCCCTGGGCGCCGGCAGGGGCGTGTTCGAGGCGGCGACCTATACCTGCAAGCACTGTCAGCGCATCGTCGTCATGAACCCGGATCGCAAGCGCGAGCGCGCGTACTGCCGAGGCTGCGATCACCTCATCTGCGACCCCTGCGGCGCGGAGCGGGCTCGCACCCTTCAATGTCGGACGTTTGAGCAGGTCATCGATCAAATCCTCACTTCTTCAGGAGCATAAGCATGGGCGCCAGATATTCCCTTTCCACGACCAGCGTGACGCCGACCGCCACGGCCGATGCGACCAACCTGGCGAATTCGACCTATCTAGGCATCCTGCAAGGCGGCAATGCCACCATGCGTCTGAATATCGCCGAGGTGTATATGGGCGGCGAAGCGCCCGCCGCTTCATCGCCCTCGATCATGGTGCTCGCGCGTGATTCAACGGTGGGCGCAACCGTCGTCGCGGGCTCCACGCGCAATGCCTTGCTCGATGGTAGCGGCACCGCACCCGCGACCACGGCCGTCACGGGTAACTCGGCGACCACGCTGCCGCAACGCTCCGCGACGCTGCATTTGCTGCATCTGTCATTCAACGCCTATGGTGGGATTGTCCGTTGGGTTGCGCGCCCGGGCGAGGAGCCGTCCGTCGTCGGCAACACAGCTTCCTTGGGTGAGGCGTCACTCTCGGCGTTCACCGGTGGCACGTTGGGTGCGATGAGCTCGCATGTGCTTTACGAGGTAGCCTGATTCGTTGATTTTGATGGGTTGAGGGCATAGCAGATGGCGACCATTTTTCGCGCGCCGCTGCTCTGTGTACAGAACAAGCGGTATATCGCCGCTGCGGACGTTGTTCCCAACCTGTTGCTGACGACGCTCGCGCTCGTCGCCGCAGCCGCCCCGCCATTTCACCAGACGGACTGGCCGACACCGGTTCGGGCGCGGGCGATTCCGATTGCCGACGTTCACCAGAACGTTACGCTGCGGCGGAAGAAACCGCCGAATCGGGTGCTGGATTGGCCGACACCGACGCGAACGCGCCTGCTGGCTCAGGTGGATGGACAGCAGAATGTCACGCTGCAACTCGGCCTGCCGCCGCCGCCGCAGATCCCGGCATTCGATTATCCGAACCCCGCATCGCATCCATGGGCGCGGTTTGATGATGCGCCGAATCTCCTAACCTCTACGCTGGCGTCGGGCGCGGTCGCCGCGACGCTGCCGCCGGGGCATGCCTGGTTCGAGTTGCCGCCGGCTCGAGCACGTCAACCACGGGTCGATGATCCGCCGAATGTGGCGCTCAATTCGCCGATCGTAGCGACGCTGCCGTTCTCGCAGGATGATCAGCCATTACCGCCGATGCGTGCTCGGGCGCCGCCGTATGCCGAGGTCGGACCGAATACGACTGCGGCGGGCATACCGCCGGCGCTGCTGCCCTTCGGCCTGGATGACTGGCCGATCACGGTTAGGGTACGTTGGACGGTATCTCCGGATCTTGTCGGCGTCACGCTCAGGTTGCCATCGGGCGCCGGCGCACCGTTCAACCAGGACGAGTGGCCAACGCCGACGCGCGCGAGGTGGGTAGCGCCCGACGTCACGCCGAATCTGCAGGGCAGCACGCTTCGCGGCATTGCGCTGACTTTGCCCTTTGCACAACGCGATTGGCCGAACCCGGTCCGTACTCGGCGCGGCGATCAGAACGTCATCGTCTCGAACAGCGCGATCTTCATGCTGCCGCCGGTGCCGCCAACCACGGTCATTGCCCGAATCATCGTATCGCCCGATGCGGATCGGTCGCTCGAGGCCGATGCAGATCGCCTCGTCATTGTCTATGCAGCCAGGAAATCGCCGTGACCAATGTCGTTCTCATCAATCCGAGCGATCAGTTGGTAATTACGTTCGACTACTCGAATGAGTTGGCATCGGGGATCACGCTGACCTCGGCAACGCATACCGTGCCATCACCCATGACCAAGGTGAGTGAGTCGTTTGATACGGCCAATGCGCTCTCGCAGGTCAAGGTGAGTGGTGCTGTGCATGGGCAGACGCAGATGATTGGAGGACAGGCGACACTGAGCAATGGCGAGATCATCAATCGCCAGTTCCCCGTGCGTGGGTGGAACTCATAGGGCCATGCCCCTCGCCAGCAAGAAGCCATGCCGCTACCCGGGCTGTGGTGTTGCGGTCCATCGTGGTGTGCCCTATTGCAAGACGCACACCAAGGCTGTGCGCAAGCAGTCGGATCAACTGCGGGGAACAGCAGCGAGTCGTGGCTACGATAAAGCATGGCAGCAGTTACGTAAGCTGTATCTCGCAGAACATCCGTTGTGTGAGTGCGATGACTGTCAGGCAGGAACGCTGCTACTGACGGCAGCGCAAGTGGTCGATCATCGCATCCCGATCAGCGAGCGACCTGACCTGCGACTGTCATGGATGAACCTGCGTGCCATGTCGAAGACTTGCCATGATCGACACACGGCGCGAACGCAGGGCTTCGCGCAACAGCAGCAGCGCCAAGGGTGATGGCGCACCCCGCGATCCATACAGTTGATTATGTCCCTGCATTATGTGAACGGCGATTGCGCCAATGCATTATGTAACCCCGGGGGGTGTCAAAAGCCTACGGATGCCCGCTAATGACCGACGTCTTCACACAACACGCGCATCCACAAAACCAAAATAAGGCAACCGGGCCTCTAAATGGCAAGACCTCGTAAGCCGACCGCCGAGCTCGAGCTCAATGGTGCGTTCGACAAGAATCCCAATCGCCGGCGCAAGGATCCGCAGACGACGGGGCCAGTAGGCGATCCGCCACCGAGCATGGACGTGAAGTATCACGCGACCTGGTACGAGCTCGTCGATCAGGCGCCCGTCGATGTACTTCGTTCGCGCGACCGAACCGTTCTCGAGATCGCGGTCCGGGTTCTCTATGCCATTCGCCATACCGACAAGGTCGAGGCGGCGCTGATCAGCCAGCTCAACAAATGTTTGTCATCGATGGGCATGACGCCAAGCGATGCATCGAAGGTCCATGCGCCGCACGAAAAGGAAGAAAACCCGTTCGCGGAGTTTGCAAGCAAGACGAAGGAAGCTCGCAAGTCAGCTCACTGATAGCTATGTCGATAAGGCGCGAAAGTACGCCGAGGACGTGCGAGCGAAGCGCATTCCGGCGTGCAAGTTCGTCCGCCAGGCGTGCACGCGGCAGCTCAAGGATCTCAAGCGCTGGGCAGTGCGCGGCAAGTATCGATTCGATGTCGAGGAGGCGAATAGCTGGTGCCGGTTCCTCGAGCAGATGCCGCATATCAAAGGCAAGCTCGCCGGCAAGAACATTCACCTCGAGCCCTGGCAGTGTTTCATCATCACGGCGGCCTTCGGATGGCTGGTGAGAGCGACGGCTAAGCGCCGATTTCGCCGGGTCTATATCGAAGTCCCGCGAGGCAATGCCAAATCGACGCTGACTTCAGGGGTCGCGTTGAAGGCGACCTTCGCGGACGGGGAGGGCGGCGCTGAAGGGTACTCGGCCGCGACCTCTCGCGATCAGGCGCGCATCGTGTTCGCGACGGCACAGGCCATGGCGAGAAAGCGCCCACAGATGTGCCAGGTACTCGGCATCGAAGTACTGGCGCATACCATCGTGCAGATGGGTACCGCCTCAGTCATGTCGGCGTTGTCGGCCGACGCGGATACGCTTGACGGTAAAAACGTTCACTTCGGGGCGATCGATGAGCTGCATGCGCATCGCACCCGTGAAGTGTTTGACGTGCTCGAGACCGGCGCCGGCAAGCGTGAGCAGTCGATGATCTGGGTCATCACGACCGCGGGCTCCGACCGCGCCGGGATCTGCTATGAGCAGCGCACGTACGCCGTCAAGATCCTGGGCGACGTCGCGGCGGACGATTCGCTGTTCGCCATAATTTATACGATCGACGACGCCGACGACTGGACGGATGAAGCCTCCTGGCGCAAGGCAAACCCCAACTGGGGCATCTCGGTCGAGCCCGACTACGTGGCGCAGCTCGCGACGAAAGCGATGCAGATGCCCGCGGCGCAGTCGAACTTCAAGACCAAGCATCTGAATGTCTGGGTCAACGCCGACCAGGCCTGGATGGACATGCGCGCCTGGGATCGCGCCGGCAACCCGGAGCTTAACGAGGCGGACTTCGCGAAGGATCCGGCGTGGGGCGGGTTGGACTTGGCGAGCAAGACCGACATCGCGGCGCGCGTGATCATCTATGCGCGGGATATCGAGGGCATCCGGCACTACTACCTGTTCGGCCGGTATTTCCTCCCCGAACAGGCGGTGACGGACGGCCGCAACAGCCAGTACCGCGGCTGGGAAGCGATGGGGCTCTTGACGGTGACACCGGGCGATACGCTCGATTTCCAGGTCGTGATCGACGACATCCTGGCCATCTCGAGCCGCGCGCAGCTGAATGACATCGGCTACGACCCATGGCAGGCGACGTTTCTCGCGCAAAAGCTCACGGACAACGGCGCGACGATGATCGAGTACCGCAACACGGTGGCCAATTTCTCGGCGCCCATGAAGGAATTCGACGCGCTGATTCGCCAGGGGCGGCTGCATCACAACGGTGATCCGGTCCTCACCTGGATGGTGTCGAACGTCGTGTGTCACACGGACGCGAAGGAAAATATCTACCCGCGCAAAGAGCGGCCCGAAAACAAGATCGACGGTGTCGTCGCGGGCATTACCGCGCTCGGTCGTGCGTTGAGTGCGATCCAAAGCGGTGAACCCTTTACGGAGCTCTGAA